AGTACCGTGACCTTTCTCACCTTCTGGAATAGCATACTTAATTTGTAGACGGTTCCATGGAATACTAGTTACATCTTGTAGTTTTTGGATATTTGTTGTTCCAGCACTATCTGCACGATATTTAGTAGAACGAATCTTATCCTTGTTGTCATAGACATCTTTAATTGTCTTATCTGCAGTAGTAAGCACAGCAGTTTGAGGTTTGTTCATTGGATTAGTGGCGTTTGGTACGTTAATCTTGTAGAATGCGTACTCACCAGTATCTACCAATGCACGACGAGCAGACTTAAGACGGTCTTCAGATACACCTAGTTGTGCTTCAACACCTTCACCGACATCAAGATATCCTGTTTGAGCTACAGACTCTTTGAGTCTAGCTACAAGTTCTTGTGTTGTGATACGGTCTGCACGTTCTTTAAGGGTTTCTTGATTAAGAGCCTTACGAACACTTGTTTCAGACCAACCAGTCTTCTCCATAATTTCCCTTACAGGACGTCCATCTGCAAACATGTTTTTAGCAAGTTCAGTATTGTATTGGCGTTGTTGTTCACGCATAATATTGATTTTACTACGTAATGCATTGACAGACATACCTTCTAGGTCTGCAATTTTCTTATACACTTCGTTACTGTCAAGACCTTGAGCCTTAAATTCTTTAAGACGACGTTGGTGTCGTTGAATCCATTCTAGGTCACCAGGCGACATATGTTGATATGGATTCTTACCAGAACCTTTAGGATATCGTCCTGACGTTGCCGTACCAATATGCATAAGAATGTCTTGTGATTCTTCACTAACCTCGGCTAGCTCTTGAGGTGTGTAGTAATCTTTCATTTTCAGGAATTCCTTTCTAAAAATACGTAAAAATACAGCTATTTTAGAATACCTCTGAGAGGCTCTGAGAGCCCGTATAAGCCGTTTTACGCGTTTCTGGTATAATTGTGCGCGATATACCCTAACGTTGAATATACGCTATTCTATGGCTTCTGAGACGTATTCTGACGCGTCTAACTGTAGAATCTTGTATTTTAGCAGATTTTTAGATTGTTTGTCATAATATATTATGATAAAAAAATGAAACGAGTAGTGAGACTTCACCTACTCTAAAGAATGAAATAGGGCAAATTCCTATTTCCTCTCTATTAGAGAAGTGGAAAAGGCAAAAATATGTGCGGTTTTAGTCAAAAAGTGTTTTCTGATCTTCTTTCCACTCTACATAAATACGGTCGATACTACGTTTACTATACTTGTCTTTGTATTTGTCGTAAATAGTATCAGAGACTAATCCTTTAGTAAAATCTTCATAGATTTGATTACGAGCCGAACCATTCTTGAATGTTCCTCTAGGACGTCCAGGACGTTTCTTGCATTTACTGTAATCAATATTGTATTTATCAAGATATCGTTTAAGAGCATAGCGACTACTGAACCCCATTTCTCGTTGAATAAGGTCTAACGCCCATTCATGGTCTACAAGCCATTGTACATCCTCTACTTTGATTTCGTCTTCGTTTCGTTGTAATGATTCTCTCATGATTTGATATCCTCCATATTGTGTTGCTTTTCTTTCAAATGTGTCATAATAATTCTCAAGAATAAAATTAGTGCCTTGTCGTTCTTCTACCCCTTTAAATACAAGATTTTTTATATAGAAACGACTATTATCTCCTAATTGCGAATTAGTATCGACCATCTGTTGTAGTTCATATATATCGGCATTCCTTCCTTGGTCGTACTTTTGATAATGTATAATATAATTATCGTATACGAATTTGTTAATATCTTCATGCCAGATAAGACCATCTACACCAAAAACTTCTAAAGCATGATTAATAACATCGTCTAGTCCTTCTTTTGAGAAGTGAGTACGAATCATTATTTCTTTAGTTGTTTCAAAATTGTAATCAGCGTTACAATAAATATACATTACAGTTCTATCAGTTCTTGTAATATTTTTTGTATCGATATGTAGTTTATCAAACATATCGTATAATTGTTGAAAATTTTCTACTACATCTGTTCCTAATCTAAACATTATTTCGCTTATAGATAATACAGACTCTGTAATGTAATATAACATGAATCTACAAATTATATTAATCTCCCAGTTTTTCAAAAATGAACCATCTCGTCTATCCATTGCAAATATCCTACATGGATAATAGGGATTTAAATGAGCAATTTCTTTGTATCTATACTCATCGTATATTTTTATACGTTTTTGCATGATTGTTTCTCTATTTAGTGTATCTAACATGACTTTCTCCTTTTTTCTAATAGTTTTCTAATAATTGTGATTTTTTTTGTAATTGTCCAGAAACTTTTTTTTTTAATTTTAGCATATTTTTTATGCTAATTTCATATTAAAAAGTTATTGAAATAAAACTAAAAAATACCCAAAATTCAACGATTTTACCCCAAAAAACCCCCAAAATAGCCCATTTTTACCCATTTGTGAGCACAAAAAAGCATTAATTCGAAAGACCTCGTCAAACTTATTAATATACGTGCTCACAAATAGCCCATTTTTACCCCAAAAACACCCCATTTTTACCCCAAAAACACCCCATTTTTACCCAAAATGTGAGCACAAAAAAGCAATAAGTTTGACGAACTATTTTTAGAACATCCATTTTCTAACATCTCATGTGAGGTTTTCTAACATGGCATGTAAGGTTTGGTGCCCATTTTAACCTAATTTTTACCCAAAAATCACACAATTTCAACAATATTTCGCCCATTTTACACCTCATATTTCTCAAAATAATCGTGATTTGGCCCCCAAAAACTAGCATTTATATCGTTTGCATACAACATAAACAACCTTTCGAAGGTCAAATTGAACACTTCTAGTACCTCAATACCCACAATATCGTACCCAAAATAGCCTTTTAAGTGCTCAAAAGTCTCATTCCAACCCTCTTGACAAGGCGGAAACTCGTTTAAATTCAAGTGATTATACATAATTTTGCTAATATCATCGAACCTAGACTGTATATCTTCGTCCAAACGACACTTAGAATTCATCGAAATAGGCTTATCAACAACAAATCTACCGAATTTATCGTCAAAAACAGCCTCATAATTGCCATAAACCTCAATATTTTCCCCATTAATATCAACAATACAAGCCATTTTCACTCCTCCTCGTCCCAAAATCTAGCATTTATCCAGGCAATAACCACCGTAACAAGCCCAAACCCAGCCTCTACAGCACGTTTTAACCCTACAACTACGTTCGTAACAATTAAATAAGACCCTAGAATCGCTCTCTCAGCAAGCCAAATGAACATATTCTCCCCTTCAATCTCAAAATCGTTATCCAATCCTACAATAAACAATACAAAACCTAACCACAATATAAGGTTCATAATACCATAAAACATGTTATTCATACAACAAAAACCTCCACAATATCCAATTAAAAAAGAAAGCAACGGTAATAAACCGCGCTTCCAATCTTAGTTTTCTTCTACAATTTCGTCTTCTGACAATTCCATATCAACTTTGTCTTTGATATCAGAAATAGCATCCATAATTGAATCTTTGCTTACCATACCAACTACCATAGCACCCATCATGTATTGTGCCAAAGTATATCCATCAAATTTATCATCATCACCAATCCCGTCTCGATTCATCAACGAACGAGTTAGTTCTTTAACAATAAAATGAATTTCCTTACTTTGAGCATTGTTTACATCTAGGTCTAGGTAGGCCTTAGCAATACAATCATCAAATTTAGATACATATCTCAATTCTTTATAAACTTCGTTTGACATCTTAATGTCCTCCAATTAATAATATAGTTAGGGTTTCTCTCCCTATTATGCGCGTAGAAAAAAAAAACATTAACTAACAATCTTAGCTAATTCCTCATTTAGCTTTTCTATATACAAATTAACATTACCATTACCAATCCGAACATTAGGGTCTGTTAACATACCACCATCAGACCAACTATCAAAGTGTTTTAAGGTTGGTTCAGAATAAAGCCCACCAAATTCATAATCGTTATTAAAGATACAAGAACAATCAAGCGTCAACCTATCACCATTATATATACATATATTAATAGAAAACTTACAATTATCACCATGTATCTTATCCTCTGTCTCATGAGGGAATGTAACATAATAACTTTCAATGTGTTTAATATTATCCGCAATCCACTCCATAGCCACAGGATAAAACACGACAAACTGATTCTTAACCATTTCCATTGAACCTTTATCCATACGAATCACCCCACAAACCATTTAAACACTACAAATAATACAAGATAGACTATATTATTCGCAATACCATAAACAAGTTTAGTTCTAATATATTCCTTCCTGTCTTCGCCTTCTTTATCGTTAACATCATTCGATTTAACATACCCAATAAAGAGACAAATACCGTAACTCAAACCGTATGATATCTCAGGAAGTCCAATCTGATGCACAATCGTATTCCAACCAAACATAAACACAAACGCACCAAACAACGAATTACCAATAGCCAACAACATATATACCAAACTTTCAATCATTCCACATTTCCTCCATTTAATTCAACAATACGATTATAACGCAATTCCATACCGTCAATGAACTCTTTAAAAGTCTCTTCATTATCCCCAACAGAAATACTCTGCATTCTTTCTTGCCAGCCATCCAAATCCTTTTCAAGATTAATAGTTAAGAATAAGAGATATACTTCATCCATAGTTAATCCTTTTCTACCATTAAAACCTAATTCCATAAGAGCTTTAATGTAATCATAACTATAAACAGTATTAACAAGTCTTGTTTGCTCTGGTGTAGCATTCTTAACGTAATATTCCAAAATAGATTCTTTATCCATTATACTCTTCCTCCTCTTTATATTCAGCTAGCCCCTCATCAACAACCTCTAAATATAATTTCATTGTTGATTCTTCACTAGCACAACCAATTTCATGGTCTGCCCACTCCGACATTTCCAAATCACGTTCAAATGCAGCACGAGTATAAATAACCATTAAGTCTGCTTTCGTGAATTTCTTTTTCTTTGACATATTGTAGTCGTCAAGAATATCGTCAAGTTCGTGACTATACAACTCTCTAATCTTTGCCCAATCTTCTTTAGTAGCATTCGAACAAAAATATTGCATAACTCCACCTACTGCCATTACTCAATTACCTCCTATCTTGTAGTCACTTCAACCCACAACAACAACAATAAAAATATAATTCCAATTTTCCAATCCATTTTAATACTCCTTTCCTTTGATAAACAAGTTATCTATGAAGTCGCAGTTAATACTCCTTCATAATAACGTCTAAATACTCGTTCTTTTGGCCTCTGTTAGCCCTAAAATAAGACCTGTAGGAATACCTACGACCCTCAAAACGCCACTCTACAGCGTCTCTCAGAGCCTCTGGGAGGTCTTTATCACCCACTTCTACAACACCAACAGCGTCATTCTTCTTGTCGTAAAGTACGTGTATTGTTCTCATTGTTTATCTTCTTTCAATTTAACTTTCATATAAGGTTGATTATTGCTATCATACAATGTACCATACTTACTATCATCTTCCTCAGGTGATTCGTAAGTCGTTGTTCTAGCTATATAAAACTCAATAGGTTTTGGAGATTCGTATACCCATAAATCCTCATCCCTGGTAGTATAATAATCACGCCCATATTCGGCGTTGTATTCTCTATGTTTGTTAGACATAATTCTAGCGTTTCTTATACTGATACGATATATATGAATATTGCCATTACAAGTATCTGTGGAATATTTAACATTATTAATACTTGTTGTCATAATACTCATCTCTTTACCATCGAATCCAACTTTAACAACAACTTCTACATTTTCTTTCATCTTATTTCTCCTCATTATCTCCAAATGTTTTTTTTTTATCAAATGCAACATCAACATCATCACGAGACAACTCAAGTATAGTTCTTTCTAACTTGTTAATATACTCGGCTTGTTCACGTTCTCTAACAACTTTCTTATCAATCATACCACTACGCCAAAATTTCTTCATATCATTATCCTTTCTAAAAAAAAGAATACTAGCCGAAACCAGTATTCTAATAGTTTATTCGTTATATTGATTTTCTTTGCTAATTTGTTTAGTTTTATTACTATACAAATCTGAGTAGACTTTAGTTTTCTTTTCAAGATTTTTCTTTGAGATTTTTGCAGCACCTAACAATACAAGCCCTGTTCCGATAATACCTGCGCCCATACCTTTTAGGAATGAGAAGCATTTTTCTTCTTCCAATTCCTCTTCGGTTATAGTCACAATGTCCTCATCACGAGAAATTGCATCCATTACAGTGCTGAAGTTCTCAGTACCAATCTTTTCAACATCAATCTTAACTCCATCTTTATAATAATATCTAGCCATAACAATAGCCTCCTTCTAAATAATCTAGGGTTCTCTCCCTATTATACTAGAGGAAAATAAAAATAATAATAAAAAAAAAGAAGAAGAGTAAAGAACTCTTCATTACTTTCTATTCTTAAGCCAGTTATCAAGTGCTAACACGCCCATAACTGTATAAATACCTTCCTTTCTATTATACAGATGGTAAAAAAAAAGAGCAACTTTTTAATCCATGAACTTATTATACAATGCTTTTAATAACATTCCACTTCCAAATACACCGACACCAAAAGCCACGATATTCTTGGCAGTAGTTTCAACATCATCTAGACAATCGTCATACCCTGTATCAGCGCCCATATAATATGTAGCATGTGTAAGGTTTTGTAAATCATCTTGAGATTGAAACTGATTGTCTTTAGTTACCGCTTTATATCGGTCATTCAAAAGTTCCTCATGTTTTTTAATAAAACGTTGTTTCATAATAAAATTCCTCCTTTTCTATTATATAGGTGGAAAATAAAAAAAAAAAAGAAGAGTAAAACTCTCCATTACTTTTTGCTAAGCCATTTGTCTAGTTCGTATAATGTGGCTGTAATATATACACCAGCACAGAACCAAATCATATTCTTAGTAAAGTTTTTCATTTCCTCTTCTGTTTTCTCTGTAATCATTTTATCAATCATTTTAGATTACCTCTCTTTCTATTATACCAATAGAAAATAAAGAGGTTACTTCTTCCAACCACTCCTAATCAAGTCGCAAATAAACAATACTACAAAGAAACCACCGATACACAATACATAAGTCTTAATCATTTCAAACCCTTACCTTTCGTGAACATATCAATAACCTTCTGAGTACCATCATCAAATTTAGGTTTCATGCTAGCTTCCATATTGTTCATATCCATACCCTTGTTTTGTTGGTTCATAATCTCATCAATCTTAGCTTGTTGTTCTTCTGGTGTCATGTTCTCAAAGTCACCATTCTCAATCTCTTCCATAGCCTTACCACCAGTGAACTGCTCCATCATACCCTTACCTTGTTCCTGGTTGAGTTTAATCTCAGACGCATCTAAGTTAATACCTTCCGGCCCTCCAAGCTTGATTGATTTGATATCAAACTTCATACCACCAATCTCAACAGATTTACCAGGAGTCTTAATTTCAGCCTTAGGTAAGTTGAGTTTCATCCCTTTAGCAAAACCCACAATACCATCAATTGTGGAAGGTTTAACATTGATATTACCGTCTGTAGCCTGACTAATTCTTTGCGACATCTCTGAACCAGACACCTTCGACACATCTGGAAATTCAGGCATATGCATCTCCTTCAATTCCTCAGGCCTTTCTATACCAGATATTTGATTGGACATTTGACTCTTAGCTGATTCTAATTGTCCTTTCATATCACCTAACATATCACTCCATGCCATTATATATTACCTCCTTAAAAAAAAAATAACACCAGCCGAAGCTAGTGCTATTCTTACATTTTACCTAAAATCTTTAATATTCCTTTAAACATAAATGTCTCAGCATCATTGCCAAGACCTTGAAGGTATGCAAAATACATAACCTTACGAAGTAGCTTCTTCTGAACCTCTTTGTCTTCTACATCAAATAGAGTTTCTAGATTAGCATCTTTGATAAACTCTTCGATATCTTCGTTTACCAAGGATGTTACACTAGGTAGTCCCTCTGGTGCATCAGAAAAATGATTCAAAATAGTTTCATCGAAGTTATCCTTCGCATATTCTTCAATTCCTTTTACAATAGTTTCTACATTCTTAGACATTTCTTTGTCCTCCTTAAAATAATTTAGTTAGGGATGTCTCCCTATTATACAAGTGGATAAAAAAAAGCCAGAGAACTGGCAATTTATTATATTTTGTCGAGATAATGTAAGTCTTGACCACCGTAGTCCCAAGGATAACATACAGATTCTACTTCAAAACCATACATAGATGCTTTTTGTAAATAATATTCCATACGTTTTTGGCGACATACAATGATAAACACCTTATCATTATTACCATCAACAAATCCTGCTAAATAACAGCCTCCGCTTTTTAATTGAAATCCATTATCTTTTAACATATAATCGATTTCCGTTATTAGATATCCTGTTTCTCTTTCAGCATACGTTATTATGACGCCTACTTCTCGTCTTAACGTTTGAAAAAGTTCATTAAATCTAAACTTAACGTCTTTATCTTTTAAATGTTCTAACATAATATAATTCCTCTCTTTCTATTATACAAGAGGTAAAAAGAAAGAGCCCTGGTAAGAACTCTTTAACTTTTAACTAAAAATTAAATTTCTTATCGAACTCTTTCGGAATATCGTTTGATTCCA